AAAACCATTGCATCACTAGCAATTCGAGTCGCGATGATCAACATATCGTCACTTCCACAGCCTGACATCTTCATTGTAGATGAAGGATTCGGTACGCTTGATGACGCAGCCGTCGAGGCTTGTAATAGATTGTTAACTTCACTAAAAAGATATTTTAAGACAATATTAATCATTACACACGTTGATGGTGTTAAAGATATAGTTGATCATGTATTAGAAATAACAAAAAATGAAAAAGATTCTAAAGTAGTATCGGGAGTAGATGAATAATGGAATGGATGCCATACCCAAGAAATCGTAAGGTTGCTTATCGAAAAGGCTACGCAATCATCATACCAGAATCATTTAATTCTGCGCAAGTAGGAATGCCTCTGTTTTGTGAAGTTTGTAAAATTAACTTTAAAAGAAATGAAGACGAAAAAGCTTATAAATTATTCGGCTGTTGTATGAACTGCGCTGACACATGGGCATACTCAAATAAAGAAGAATGGCTAAAAGGTTGGAGACCCGACGTCGAAAAAATTGAAAAAGCTGTTGAAAAACGGCTTTTTGTTAATCCTCATATTGTCTTTGAGTGATACGTATATATTTAATGCTGGAGATACTATGCCTAAAATCGATTATAATGCATTAGGCCAAGCCATTGACACTTCATGGGGCCGCACTTCAACTCCTAAAACTGCGTCATACTCTGTCAAGTTTACATTGGCTGGCGATGTTTTGGTCGCCTCTTATCAAGCCGTTGTCAATTTTGCTTCAGAAAAAGAAATGATTTTAATGAAGCGAATGTATGAATCTGAGTCGCAAGACGTCATTGCTGAAGTTTTAAAGAATGTTAAGTCTGTTTACAAAGACCTGTCAGGAAATACTTTAACAACAAAAGAATATAATTCCTCGACGTCTATTGAAATTATCGGCTTCAATGTTCACAATCCAAAGAGGACCGCATACGTTCGTAGAAAGACGTCATTTGAAATAGCATGACGCAACCCCTAACACGAAATGAACAAATAAAGGAGATCATCCGATGCGGCAAGGACCCGGTCTACTTTATGAAAAATTACATAAAGATCCAGCACACAGTGCGGGGTCTTATACCATTTGAAACCTATGATTTTCAAGATGATTGTGTTAAACATTTTGAAGAAAGTCGTTTCAATATTGTTCTTAAATCACGTCAGCTAGGGCTTTCAACAGTCACAGCTGCATATGCTGTTTGGTTTGCGATCTTTAAGAAAGATAAAAATATTCTTGTTATTGCAACCAAGCTATCAACTGCAATGAACTTTATTAAAAAAGTGAAGATCATGCTAGATGGATTGCCTAAATGGTTGTTGTTGACCAAATTTGAACCAACTAAACAGGCAATTAGATTTGATAATGGTTCTCAAATTAACGCAATTCCAACTTCACCTGATGCAGGCCGTTCCGAAGCTTTGTCACTTCTCATCGTCGACGAGGCTGCGTTTATTAGAGACTTCGAGGATATCTGGACAGGTCTTTATCCTACTCTGTCGACCGGTGGTAACGCAATCATCATATCGACCCCTAATGGCGTGGGTGGTCAGTATTATCGTCTTTGGATGGATGGCGAAACCAAACAAAACGAATTTAATACTATTAAACTTCCATGGTGGGTACACCCAGAGCATGATGAAGAATGGTTTGCAAAAGAAACGAAGAATCTTCCTAAACGTAAAGTTGCCCAAGAGTTTCTTTGCGACTTTATCTCATCAGGTGATACATTCCTTCAGCCAAATGACCTTGAAACAATTAGAGAATTAATTCGACCTCCTGTTGAAAAAGCAGGCCCACAATCAGCCGTATGGATCTGGAGAAAACCCGAGGCAGGTAGCAAATATGTAATTGCAGCAGATGTTGCCCGTGGAGACGCTGGTGACTTTTCTACATTTCATGTCGTTGACAACGCGACGTGTGAAGTAGTTGCGGAATACATGGGTAAAATACCGCCTGATAAATTAGCTGATTTATTATTTGAGTATGGTAAACTATACAACGACGCATTGATATGTCCTGAGCAAAATACGTTTGGTTACTTTACGTGTGTTAAATTACGAGATGATGGATACCCACGCCTATATTATCAAGGTTCATCAGGCGATCCATTCGAATTTAGGCCGTCAGACCCTAATGCTGTGCCTGGTTTTTCAACGCAGGCTAAAAATAGAGGTCAAATACTTGCTAAATTGGAAGAGTTGGCAAGAAATAATAAAATTAAGATTTATTCACAAAGGCTTTACAATCAATTACAGGCATTCGTATGGAATGGCGCCCGGGCCCAAGCGGCAAAAGATGCGCATGATGATTTAATTATGAGTCTTGCAATTGCCATGTGGTTAGTTGCAGGAGACTCTGCCTCAAATGAACAGGCAACCGCAATGGCATACGCGATGTTAAAAGCCACAAAAGTACAACAAAACAATAACATGCCAGGTGATGTCGGAGCTGTAAAGCCTGTTCCAAATCCGACGATGAGTGGATTTAATCCAAGAGAAGCTCACAAACCAAAAGATCCATCACAAGTAAAACATGTTGATGTAACAGATTTTTCTTGGTTATATCGATAAATTTATTTGACAATAATATCTATTATGATCAAGGAATCAATATGCCTAAGTTAACAGTAGCACAATTAAGAAAAATTATCTCAGAAGAAGTTCAAATTCTACGAGAAGGTGAAAAAGAAGATCAGGCAGCAGCGATGGCAACAAGTGCAAGTAAGCTTTTAAAGGCAATTGAGTCGTTCAAGGCAGCAGCATCAGCAAAAGCAAAGTCAAGCATGGATTCATCGGGCACATCTCTTGAAAGACATCTTCAATTAGCTGAAAAAATGCTAAAAAGAATTGTTGAATCACCAATGATGCACGTAGATGGACCAAAGGCACCCCCACCCACTGCACCATCTGCTCCTGCAGGTGAAACTTCTAAAAAAGTTACTTTAAAACCAAGCGGTGGTGACGCATAAAAAGTATACGATAACATTTTTGAAAATATTATAAGACGGAAAGAGCCATCTCCCTAACTGGAGAGGCACAAAAATATGGCAAAAGAAAAAGAATCGCAATCTTCATTATTTCAAAGATTATCAAAACTTTTTAAAAGTGGACCTGTTGTCAAGCGTAAGATAAGAAATCTTGACACGACAATTGCAGTTGCTGACAAAACAAAATCTTCAGGTGCGCTGTTATTTCAAAAATCTTTAGCGCCATCATACGCAACGATTACAGCGAATGCATACAATCTTTCAGAAAGATTGATGAGATATCAGGACTTCTCCGAAATGGAGTACACGCCTGAAATCGCTGCAGCAATGGACATCTATGCTGATGAAACAGTCGCTCAAGACGACAAAGGCAGAGCGCTTCACATTTACTCCGATAACGAAAAAATCAAAGAGATTTTAGAGGATCTTTTTTACAATACGCTTAACGTAGAATTTAACCTTCGATCGTGGGCCCGTAACCTTGTCAAGTATGGAGACTTTTTCCTTTATAACGACGTGTCACCTCAGTATGGTGTCATCAACGCATTTCCAATTCCTGTTAACGAAATTGAACGCGAAGAAAATTATGATCCAAATGATCCTTTTGCAGTTCGTTATCGTTGGGTCACACTAGGTAATCGCACCCTAGAAAATTGGGAAGTCACTCATTTTCGACTTCTCGGCAACGACATGTTTTTACCTTATGGTTCTTCAGTCATTGAACCTGCCCGTCGTATCTGGCGACAATTAATCCTCATCGAGGACGCGATGTTGGTCTACCGTGTTGTTCGTGCGCCAGAACGCAGAGTCTTCTACATAGACGTCGCGAACATTCCACCAGAAAACGTTCCAATGTATGTTGAAGAACAGCGTAAAAATCTTCGAACCAATCAAGTGGTTGACAGAGCAACAGGAAGGTTAGATCTTCGTTATGCGCCACTAAGCATTGAGGATGATTACTTTATTCCTGTTAGAGGAGGTGAATCAGGAACACGTATTGACACACTTGCAGGTGGACAAAATGCAGCAGCTGTCGAAGATGTTGCTTATATTCAGAAAAAACTTTTTGCTGCACTGAAGATTCCAAGAGCTTACCTCGGATACGATGAAATGCTTGCTTCAAAAGCAACGCTAGCGCAGGAAGATATTCGTTTCTCAAGAACCATAAATGTTATTCAAAGAGTTCTTTTGTCCGAGCTCAATAAATTAGCAATAATTCATCTATATGCAAATGGTTTTGACGCAGAAGATCTTCAAAACTTTACATTACGTCTCTCTAATCCCTCAACCGTCGCCCAACAACAAAAGTTAGAATTGTGGCGTTCTAAATTTGAAATTGCCGGCGCAATTCCCGAAGGTATGGGAAGCAAACAATTTGCTCGTAAGATGATTTGGGGATTAACCGATGAGCAAATTGAAGAAATTGATGAACAGCGTTACCAAGAAAAATTAGTTGATCAAGCAATTGAAGAAGCAAAAACAGCTGAAGAGCCTGAAGAAGGTGGCGGTGAAGAAGGCGGTGCAGAGGCAACTGGTGGAGAAGAAGAAGCAGGCGGTGAAGAAGAAGGCGGATTATTTGCCGGTGATGATATAGAAGAAAAAGAACCTGAAACTGAACTTCTAACTGCCGGTGACGAAGTTGACGATTTCATACCAGCGTTGTTCGAAAAAGATAAACTACCTGTCAAACCAATGTCGCAATTGGATCGTGCTTTATATAATCAAAGTAGAAGAAAAAAGAGGCATGATCACATGCCTAACTTCAAAAAAATGACAGATTATGATGCTGAAGGCATGGGCATGAAAGACCCACATGGTATGGCAGATTTAAGAAAAGCCATAAATCCTTTAAAAGAGTCAAGATCATTTGATAATGTAGATTATGTAAAACCAAATTTACCAATGTCATTGCAATCCACACTTCAAAGGATGTCTAACAAATTGCAGTTAACACAACAACAAAATACTAGCTTACTTTCCGAAGAAATAAGCCAACAAACATTGATTACCGAAGAAAACGATTTATTTAATATAGACGAAGATTGAAAGGGCGTACGATGTCTAAAACGCACAATAAAAAAAGAAACACTGCTTTACTATATGAATTTTTAATTAGGACAATTTCAAGCGCCCTTGTTGAAGACAACAAGCGAAAGTCTTCAACAGCTTTAAAAATTCTTCGTCGATACTTTAAACCTGGCACGCAGTTGTATAAAGAATTTAGAATTTTTAATGCATTAGTAAAAACAACTGTAAGTGGCGATGCCGTCGCAACATCAATTCTCAAAGAAGCCAGAACCGCTATTGAGTCATTGAATTACAACGTGCTTGATAAAGAAAAGTCTTTGTTAATACGCAGTATTAATCACATGATTAAAGATGAAAATTTTTATGATCAACCAATTGCCGAGTATCGTCTTTATGCAACAATCCAAACATTGTTCAACGAGTGGAGAAAACCAGCAGGCACAGCCGACATCGTTTCACTTGCTAGCTATGAGAATCAATTGCGTGAATGGTTGATTACAGAGAAGAAAAAAGAAGACCATACGCTCATTGATGAAACACCTGGCACGACACGCCTTCTTATGAAGGTCATGATGAAGAAACTTAATGAAAAATATTCTGAATCTTTAAATGATGATCAACGTGAAATTATAAAAGCCTATGCATTTTCTACGGCCAACGAAGATCAGGCAACCATTAAGAAAAAGTTAGAAGAAGTTCGCAGTGGCCTTCTTGAAGCAATTGATGTTTATATGGTTCAAAAGCAAGACAATACTTTTGTCGTCAATAAACTGCAGGATACGAAATCGAGAATATTGTCAGAATCTCTTGACGCCGTGGACGATTCTACCGTATCTAAATTCATGTTGTATTCCACATTACGTCAAGAACTTACTGAAAATGAAGGAGAAGAGTCATGAAAGACCTGCGCCTGTTAAATTCTTATGAAATCTTTGACTATACGCCGGAGATGATTAAAGAGTCCCGTGAAAAGAATAGCGGCAAAGTGATGATGAAAGGTGTTCTGCAAAAAGCAGATACGCTAAATCAGAATGGCCGTATCTATCCAATTCATGTTCTTGAACGTGAAGTTCGTAATTATCAAAAGTTCATTGTAGAAAATAGAGCTCTTGGCGAACTCGACCACCCAGATTCATCAGTTGTTAATCTTAAAAATGTTTCTCATGTCATTCGTGAAGCTTATTTAGAAGGCGGAACAGTTTATGGTACAGTCGAATTACTTGACACACCATCCGGAAAAATTCTTCAATCTTTAGTTGAAAGTGGAGTAAAATTAGGTATTTCTTCACGTGGTGTAGGATCAACAAAGAAGCAAGGTGATTATCATGTCGTTCAAGACGACTTTCAACTTATCTGTTGGGACTATGTTTCTGAGCCCTCAACGCCTGGTGCATTCATGCTTCCAGAGGGTCGT